GACAGCAAATACCCCAACGAAGTGTTCAGCCCGTTTGCAAAAACCATGCTGCAACGCATCGCCACCGGCTGGCGTGTGGCGTATCACAGCCTGGCCAATGACCTAGAGGGCGTGAGCTTTTCCAGCATCCGCAGCGGCACGCTGGAAGAGCGCGACAGGTGGATGGCTGACCAGCAGTGGTTTATTGGCGCGTTTATGGAGCCAGTTTTTCAGGCATGGCTGCAAATGGCGCTGCTGTCCGGCGCCATCACCATGCCCAACGGCTCGGCCCTGCCAGCCGCCAAGGCCGCCAAGTTTGCCAAGCACGAATGGCAGCCACGCCGCTGGGAATGGGTGGACCCAAAGAGCGACATGGAAGCAAAAATACTCAGCGTCAAAGCCGGCCTGATGGCCCCGCAAGATTTGAGCGCCGCCATGGGCTACGACTTCGAAGACACGCTGAAAGCCATCAAGTCCGCGCAAGAGATGGCCAAACTGTACGGCGTGCAGCTCACCGCTTACGACGCCATGCCCGGCGCAAACAGTGCAGGCGCCGCGCCCGCACCGCCCCCACCGGAACCCGCCGCCAAAGATCTGGCCTTGCAGCAAAGCCAGCAACAAGCTCGCAGCCTGGACGCCATGATGGCCGCCATCACCGCGCAAGCCACGCGCGAGGCACCGGCGCCCGTCATCAACCTGCCCGCGCAAAACATCAGCCTGGACAGCCGGCAAATTTTTGACAGCCTCGGCGCGGCCGTTGAAAAGATTGCCAGCGCCCATGCCGACAAAATCCGCGCCATTGAGGAAAACATGCAAGTCACCATCAACGTCCCCGAGCAGCTCGCCCCGATTGTCAACGTCAGTGTCGAAGCACCCACCGTCAATTTTGAGGCGGCCATGCCAGCGCCGCTGGTCACTGTCGTCAGCAGCCACCCGACCCGCGCCGTGCAAAAAGTCGAGCGCGACTCCAACGATGAAATTGTACAAACCGTCACAACTTACGAGGTATAAACCATGGCTATTCAATATTCAGTCGCCGCGCGTACATCGCAAATGTCGCAACTCAATACCACGATTGGTATTAACGCGGTCATTCGCATCTATTCCGGCGCTGTCCCGGCCAACGTTGCAGCAGCTGACCCTGCTGGTTTGCTGGTGACATTCGCTGGCAACGCATCACAGTTTGGTGTTGCTGCATCGGCGGTACTCACAGCCTCGGCTGTAGCCAGTGCCAACGCATCGGCAGGCGGCACAGCGCTGAGTTTCCGCATCTTTCAATCGGGCGGTACGGTGTGCGTTCTGCAAGGCACGGTAGGCACTACGGGCACTGACATGATTGTCACGAACGCCTCGATTGCTGCATCGCAGACTTGCAACTTCACATCGTTGACCGTCACCGCATTTGGTGTGTAAACCATGGGTATCAAGCACAATTACACCGCCACCGGCACGAACGACGGCACCAAGCAGGTGTCGGTCACGCGCTGGAACAATGAACACATCATTGATTCAGAGATTGTGCTTCCTGCTTTCGCGCCGCCCGTCCCCGCAGCGGGTAACTTGGGCGTATTCGCTCAGGACATTGGCGGCAGGATGATGTTGTCTCAAATCGGCCCAAGCGGCCTGGACACGGCGTTGCAACCGCACTTGGGCGGCAACAAAGTTGCGGTGTGGATGCCCCCCGGAAACGCCACCACCGTACCCGGCGTGTTCGGCATGGGCGAGATGACGGCAACAGGCACGGCTACAGCAAGGACTGTCGCAACGACCAGTCTGCTGACGCGCATGACGCGCTTGGGTTATGTATCTATTGCGCTGCCAGCGGCCTTGTCAGGCATTCGTGAAGGACAGAATAAATTTACCACCGGCGCAGGCGGCGGCTTGGGCGGGTTTCATTACCGCGCCCGTTTTGGCGTGTCTGACCCGGCTACCGTGTCAGGTGCGCGAATGTTTGTAGGGCTGTCCTCAACCACTGCCGCACCAACCAACGTAGAGCCGAACACGTTGGTCAACAGCGTCGGCGTGGCGCAATTATCGACCAGCACCAACCTGCATTTTTATTGCGCTGGCGCTTCCACGACCACGGCGATTGACTTGGGCGTCAATTTCCCGGCGGCTACCCTGTCGGCTGACGCTTACGAGCTGGCTATGTTCAGCTCCGCATCTTCAGGCAATATCAGTTATCGCGTGCTGCGGCTGAATACGGGTGCCGTCGCCACGGGCACGATCAGCACGGGCCTGCCAACCAGCACCACATTGATGGGCCACCAGATATGGCGCACCAACAACGCAACGGCGCTGGCTGTTGGCATTGACGTGGCCGGCATCTACATGGAAACGGATTACTGATGTACCAGGTCAACAGCACGAATGGAGACATCCATTTTCCCGATGGGTTTGTGCTGGCCTGCCCGTATGAGGATAACGACAATCGTTATCAAGAGTACGCGTCATGGATGCACGCGGGCAACGAGCCTGAATTGATCGCAGGGTAGCCCGTGGCAGCGCCACTATTTGACCCGCTAGTCTTTGACAATGTAGTCTTTGACGACACCACCGCAGCGGACACGTTTGATGGTGGAGTCTTTGACCTAGTTGTTTTTGATACTGGCGGCGTTGCATCGACTGACTTTTCCAGCGCCACCACCAATGGTGCTGATATTTTGTCGGCGGCGGTAAACACCGGCGGGCAACCGCACCCCCCCGCCACAGGCGGCAGCTCCAGGCCATTTACCTGGGTGCAGCACACGCCCATGCACCGCCCCCGCAGCCGCAAGCGCCGCCAGCAAGACATTCTTTTTTTAGGCCGGTAAAGCGCAAAAAAAACACGCGCAAAAAAGTTGCGCCGTGTCTTGTCTTTTGCCTTGAAAACAAGACACTACCGCCGCGACAGTAGCGGCATGCCCCAACCGCACATCCCCCCAAATCTGGCCCGCCACATTGCCGGTGGCCGTGTTGAGCGCGCCTTTGCTGTCGAGCGCAATGCAATTGACGAGGCCGCCCGCACCGCCACCCTGGCCTTTGCCAGCGAGCTGGCTTACGAGCGCTACTGGGGCATTGAAATTTTAGATTGCACCGCCAGCGCCATGCGCAGCAAGCGCTTGCGTGGCGGTGCCAACCTGTTATGCGACCACAACACGCAAGACGTGGTGGGCGTTGTCGAATCTGTAGAAATCGGTGCGGACCGTGTGGCCCGTGCCGTGGTGCGTTTTGGGAAAAGCGCCCGAGCAGAGGAAGTGTGGCAAGACGTGCTGGGCGGCATACGCCGAAGCGTGTCCGTTGGCTACATGGTCCATAAAGCGGTGCTGGTCGAAACAGCGGATGGTGTGGAAACCTACCGCGTCACCGACTGGGAACCGTTTGAAGTATCTCTTGTCAGCGTCCCCGCTGATGCATCCGTCGGTGTAGGCCGCAGCCTGGCATCTGACGCCGCCCCTTTGCTCCCTACCCCCCCAACTTTTCAGGAAAAAACCATGACCACAGAAGCCACCGTTACCGTTATCGAAACCCCAGTTCAGCGCAACCACCCCGCAGAGATCAGCAAAATCGCCGCCACCATGCCCGGCGGTGCCGAGATGGCTATGAAGTCCATCCAGGCCGGCCACACGGTCGAGCAATTCCAGGTCGAGGCCATTCGTGCGCTGTCCACCAAGCCCGTGCCCACCAGCGACATCGGCATGAGCACGGCCGAAACCCGCCGCTTTAGCGTGGTGCGCGCCATCCACGCCCTGGCCAACCCCAGCGACGCCGCTGCCCAGCGCGCCGCCGCCTTTGAGTTTGAGGCCTCTGGTGCGGTCGCTACAAAAATGGGCAAGGCCGCACGCGGCTTCTTCATGCCGTCGGACGTGCAAAAACGCGACTTGTTGGTCGGCACGCCCACCGCTGGCGGCAACCTGGTGGCCACTGATCTGCTCAGCGGCAGCTTTATCGACCTGTTCCGAAACGCCATGGTGATTGACCGCATGGGTGCCCGCATGCTGACCGGCCTGGTGGGGCAGATCGCCATCCCCAAGCAGACCGGCGCGGCCACCGCCTACTGGGTGGCCGAAAACGGCGCACCCACCGAGTCCCAACAGACGGTTGGTCAAGTCACCATGTCACCCAAGACGGTTGGCGCGTTTACCGACATCAGCCGCCGCCTGACGCTGCAGTCCAGTATCGACGTTGAGGCCATGGTCAACCAAGACTTGGCCACTGTGCTCGGCCTGGCCGTGCAGCAAGCCGCCATCAGCGGCAGCGGCGCCAGCAACCAGCCGTCTGGCCTGCTCACGCTGATCACACCGTCCGTCATCGGCGGCACCAACGGCCTGGCACCGACTTGGCCCAACATGATCGACCTGGAAACCAACGTTGCCGTGGGCAATGCCGACATTGGCACGCTGGGCTATTTGACCAACGTCAAAATGCGCGGCAAGCTCAAAACCACGCAAAAGTTTGCCTCCACCAACGGCGCGCCGGTGTGGGACCTGGGCAGCACGCCGATCAACGGCTACAACGTTGGCGTCACCAACGCCGTGCCCAGCAACCTGACCAAGGGCACCAGCAGCGGCGTTTGCTCGGCCATCCTGTTTGGCAACTTTGCAGACCTGATGATCGGCATGTGGGGCAGCCTGGACATCATGGTCGACCCGTACACCGGCAGCACCGCCGGCACGGTGCGCGTAGTGGCCCTGCAAGACGTCGACGTGGCCGTGCGCAACATCGAGTCGTTCGCGACCATGGTCGACGCATTGACGGCTTAACAGCCCAACAGCCAGCACCAGCACCAGCCTAGCCAGAGCAAACCATGCCCTTCACCGAAGACCTCACCCCGTTCTTCACTGACTTTGCCGTCAGTGCGGTGCTGGGCGGTGTTGTGGTGGCGGGTATTTTTGACAGGGCCTATCAAAGCGGCAGCGTTGGCGTTGCCGGCTTTGCGTCTACGCAGCCGGTGTTGACGTTGCCCACGGCCAGTTTGGCTGGTGACCCGGTCGGCTTGGCGCTGGTGGTTAATGCCAGCACTTACAGCGTGGTCGCCCACGAGCCCGATGGCACGGGCATCAGCCTACTCATGCTGGAGGCGGCATGAGCAGCACCGCGTTCCAGCAGCTTGCCAGCGCCATGGTTGCCGCCTTGCTGGCAGCTCCGGCGTTGGCCGATGGGCGGGTTAGCAAAAATCGTCTGCGGCCTTTCACGGCTCTGCAAAACACCGGTGTTGTGGTCCGATTCAGAGGCACCGCAGCGCAAGAAGTTGCGCTCGGTACGCTAGATTGGCTGAGCGATTACGCGGTCGAATGCTACGCCAGGGCGGTAGCACCGGCTGACCCGACGGATGCGGCTGACAGCCTGCTGGCCGATGTATGGCCTCGTTTGGCTGCCCTAGACGCTGCGGCCTTGGGCGTTATGGCCATCGCTGTCAACCCACAAATCGACTGGGAAGAATTCGAGGCTGAAACCCCCATGGCCTGCGCAGTTTTTAAAGTGCAGGTGACGCACCGCACCATGGTCGACAGCCTGGTCCCCGCCCTCTAACACCGAAAGAAAAGCCATGCCCACACCCATTGCCCCAGCCCGCGCGCCAGCGCCCGCCATTGTTTTTGCAGACCCGCAAGCCGGCGGCAGCTACCGGCGCGACCCGGTCACCGGCGCGCTGTCACCTACCAGCCCTGACGATGTTCAGCCCAAGCCAATTTTTAACCCACAAATTCAGGAGTAAACCATGCCCAATCGTCTTATTCGCAACACCGCCATACTGCTTAAAACAGAGTCCAGCTACGGCGTAGACGCCACGCCTACCGGCACTGCCAACGCCATGTTGGTGTCCAATTTGAGCATTACGCCGTTCAACGCGCAAAATGTGGACCGCGACAACATTCGGCCATTTTTGGGCGCCTCAGAGCAGCTGGTGGGCACCAAATACGTCGAGTGCGCCTTTGACCTGGAACTCACTGGCTCTGGCACAGTGGCCACAGCGCCAGCTTGGGGTCCGGCCCTGATGGCCTGCGGTTTTGCCGAAACCCTGACCGCCACGGTGCGCGCCGACTACACCCCGGTCAGTACCGGTTTTGGCTCGGCCAGCATTTATTACCACACCGACGGCCTGCTGCACAAAGTCACCGGCTGCCGTGGCAACGTGGTCTTTAAGCTAGGCGTCGGCCAGCGTCCGGTGATGTCCTTTAGCTTCACCGGCCTGTACAACACGCCAACGGCAGTCAGTAACCCGTCGGTCACTTTGACGGGCTTTAAAACGCCGCAAATTGTCACCGACGCCAACACTGGCGACATCTTGCTGGGCGGCACGCACGCCGCGCTGACTGAGCCGCTCATCACCGCTGGCACATCATTTGTCAGCCAGGGCATTGAGATAAACATGGGCAACACAATCAACTTTAACGCCCTGTTGGGCGGCGAGACGGTGGAGCTGACCCAGCGCAGCGTGACCGGCCAAATTATGTTTGACCTGGACGCCGCCGCCGAGGCCGCCGCCTATGCAGCGGTTGAGGCCAACACGCTGACATCCATGGGCATGCTGCACGGCACCGTAGCCAACCAGCGCGTACTGGTTTTTTGCCCGTCGGTGCAACGCCTGAACCCGACCAAGGGGGATGTGAATGGCAAGCTCATGCAAGGTTTTGACTTGCGCATGGTGCCGACCTCTGGCAATGACGAGATCCGCATCGTCACCAGCTTCTAAACCTCAACGCCACCGCCCCTCACAGAAAGCCCAAAACATATGTTTGTTGTCACATCAAAACCCACATTCACAGCTCCCGTAGTGGCCAATATCCCGGCTGACGGTGGCAAGTTCACCAAGGTCAAATTTAGCGTCGTTTTCAAAGCGTTGAGCAAAGAGGCGGTGGACGATCTGCTCAAAAACATCCGCAAGCGCAGCGAAGAATATGCCAGCGACAAAAGCTCAGAGCAGCTCAGGGACCGAGACGTGCTGGACGAAGTGCTGGCGGGTTTTGGCGATGATTTGCTAGAGGAAGACCGCACGCCAATGGCGTTTAACCAAGCCAACGTAGACCGGCTGTGCAACATCTACCCGCTAGAGGCGGCGTTGGTCAAAAGTTTTTTTGAAAATTACGTCAGCGGCCCAGCAAAAAACTGATTGCCATCGCCAGCCATGCCCTGCGCACCCCCAAGGATGTGTCGGCGGACGATGAAGATATTGATGAGGCGCTGCGCTGCTTTGGGCTGCAAAGAGATGACGACGTCGCAACCAGTCAAGCGCCTGAGGTGTGCGACGTATGGCCCGAACACATGCAGGCGCTCGAACTGTTTTTATCCTGCATAGGCCAGTTTGGGATCAGTCTAGGCGGTATGGGTGGAGCGCACTGGAGCGCACTGCAGGCGACAACCCTAGCGCAAGAAGCGCGCTGGCAGGGTTTGCAGGGCAGGCAGCAGGCGTCAGTCGTCAGGCAGTACCGGACGATCGAAAAAGAGGCGCTGCGTATTTTAAATGACCGGGAAGCGCAGGCGGCACGCAAGAGCAACTAGACACAAAGACGGACGGAGCCCATGGCCGCTGAAATCGCAATCAAAATCACCGCCGACGGTAAAGCCGTTGTGGTGGCCGCAAAGCAAGCCGAAAACGCGTTGCAAGGCATTGACTCGCAAGCCGGCAAAACCGGCACTGCGCTGCAGGGCACGTCTAAGTCTAGCGAGGGCCTAAATGCTGCCATGCGCAAGATGGACAAGTCGGCATCAGACTCTGGCTCTGGTCTCGGTCTATTAGGTAGAGGCGCAGGTATGGCCGCAACAGCTATTGCGGCAGCTGGTGCGGCTATGGCAGCTGGCTTTGTGGGCAAGCTGATTTCTGTGCAGCGTGAGTTTGATGCGCTCAATTCCAGCTTGATTACCGTCAGTGGCAGCTCTGCGGCGGCAGCTAGAGAGATGTCCTGGCTAAAAGACTTTGCAAAAGAAACACCGTTTGGCCTGGCACAGGCGACGCAGGGCTTTGTGAAAATGAAGGCGCTTGGGCTTGAGCCCACCAAGGCCTCACTCACCAGCTTTGGCAACACCGCAGCCGCCATGGGCAAAAACTTAAATCAGATGGTTGAGGCTGTAGCCGACGCCGCCACGGGAGAGTTCGAGCGGCTCAAAGAATTTGGTATCAAGGCCAAGCAAGAGGGCGATAAGGTCTCGCTGACTTTCCAGGGCGTCACTCAAACCATTGGCAATAATGCGGCCGAGATCACCCAGTATTTAACCGCTATTGGTAACGCCGAGTTTGCCGGCGCCATGGCTGAGCGCACCAAAACCTTAGACGGTGCTATCAGCGGACTCTCAGACAGCTGGAGCGAGCTGTTTCGCACCATCAGTGCATCAGGCTTTTCCCAGGCCATGACCAATTCAATTAAAGGCGTAGACGGTTATCTGGTGGCTCTAACTGAGCACATGGAGGCCGCTAAAAAGTCGGGCGCAGGTATGGTGGGCGAGCTCAACTCTGGCTTGGGCTACATCATTGCTCGCGCGCCATTTGATGTTCTGGCAGGGTCTGCCAATGCTTTAAACGGGGTGCTTAATTTATTGACGGGCGGTGTATTGAAGCTCAACACGAGCGTTGATTTACTGCCTGACTCTTTTAAAACCAGCGAAGTGCAAGCCGTTGCTATGGCCGCCAAGCTCAAAGAGGCAGAGGCGGATTTCATCCGGCTTAGTGCTAAATTTGCCCAGCAAAGCGACAACATTTATATCAAAAGCGAGCTGTACGCGCTGGGTCAATATATTGAAAAGTTAAAAGAAGCGCAGAGGCAACAAGCCGCTTTAGTTGTCTACACAGATCCGCGCGAATCCCAGCCATCCATGACGCGAGGCGCATCCTTCGCAAGATGGAATGACGAAGAGGCCAAGTCTTTAGCAGCACTGAGCGCCGAGCGCATGAAAGCCTCCGGCATCAATAAGGATTTCATTGCCAGCGTCAAAGTCCACCAGGATGCGTTGCGGCTGGGCACAGAAACCGAAGCGCAAGCTACGGCAGCCATTTCTGCTTTGATCAAAAAACGCAATGAAGGCTCAGAAGCGGGCAAGCAAGCAGCCAAGGCCGAAGACGCGGCTGCTGCTGCCGCCAAGGCTGCGATCAGTCAGTACGAAAGTTTAATGCTGCGCCTAGATGAGCGACTAGCGCTTTCGAAGCAAGAGCTCGATGCCGGCCGGCAACTGACAGAAGCCGAAAAAGAACAATCCAAAATCACGACTCAACTCGATAGCAATAAAAACAAACTCAATGCCACCCAACGCGCGTCGACTGAATCCTCACTTGCGCAAGTCATTGCAAACGAGCTTTTGATCCAGCAGCAGCGCACGAATATTGCCGCTGCGCAAGACTTGGCAGACCAGGAAGCCAAGCGAGTCGAAACGCTTGAAGGCGCACTCACGGGCATGGCAGATCAGAACAAATCCATGGCTGAAGAGACCGAGCTTATCGGGCTGAATGAGAGGGCTCAGCTTGCTGTCACGCAAGCGCGTCAGTCTTCAATCATCGCGATTAAAGAGGAGCGGCTCGCGCGCATGCAAAACGCCGAGTTCATGAGCCGTGAGCAGATCGCGCTGGAGGAAGAGATTCGGCTGCTGAAAGAGCGCATGAACCTGACCGGCATCAAGGGCGAGAAAAACTTTGCGGCTGAGCAGGCAAAAGAAGCCTCTGCCGAATGGACCAA